TTGTGCCTTCTACAGTTCGCTTATAGTATGCTACTTCTCTGGCATAGACAATGTATTTCTTTTTCTGTACAGCCATTATTCGTTAGTCTTCACTTTTACTAATAATGCCTATTGTTAACAAAGTAATGTGATTAACATAATGTTTGTTAAAAACATCACACACTTCTTGCCACACACTGTCAGACGTAAAATCCTCTCTATACAGGTCTAGAAATTTACACTGTGGAATTACCTCCCAATCCTTCTTCTCCAACTCCTTCTGCTGTTTAGCTGTCAGAGTCCATTTGCCTGTTTCTGGTTTATGCATTTTTAATCTCTTTATTAATTTTTTGTAATACTTCATTTAAATTATTGTTTTTGAGTATACAAAGTAATTTTATACTATCCTCAGCTACAGAAAAATCTTGTTCTATCCATTCTTTTTCTTGCTCTTTCCAATCTTTAACATCTTCTTCTGTACCAAAAGAAATAGTATATTTGTTGTTTTCGTAAACTTTTCTAATATATATTTTACTCATCCACATGCTCCTCAAACTCTTTTTGAGTCACAGCATCTAACTTAGATGTTATACAGCTTAATAATATGTTGGTAGCACACGCATTACTCGGTGCTGTATCAAAAGCCAATTGACAATTAAATAGCTGTATAGCCTGTACCATGTTAGGAATTGTCACTCTCTCTGATAGTTCTTCAGACAAGTCTAATAATTTGTCACGCACTAATTGTATCTGTCCATTGTCAGATAATGGTGCTTTCTTTGGTTTTAGTTTTACTAATTTTGGTTTATGCATTTATTTCTCCTTGATAAATATGATATTTTGATATTTGTTCTTGGATAAAATTTATTTCTTTTTTATATATAGCATGGTCTTTAGAAATAGGTTCTTTGTTATTATTAGTCCATATAAATACTTCGCCTTCGTCTATCTCCCACCATATTGGATATAAAGTATTTGTCATTTGTCATCCTTCCTTAGTTATTAGACTGTACAGTCCCAAAGTTACCACCACACATTAGAGCTTTGGTTAATAGGATTCCCATTATCTTTCGATAGTGTAGCTATCCCACCTAACAAGCTGTACAGTCTGTTTATTCGTGGTAACAGATTTAGCATAGTCACTTTTAATCTAGATACATACCTAACTGTCACCACTAGACTTATAAACGATAAGCAATATAAAACTTTGTTTGAATAAATCATGTTTAGCTAAATATACTAAGACTTAGGCACGGTCAAGAATAATAAACGCTGTACAGTATCTTTTTCATATTGACTAGTATCAGTCGATTTGATACTTATGTATCACCGTCCAGATTTGGTTGGGGGGTTTACATATATATCCTATACAGAAAGGAAGGGATTATGCAAAAGCAGATAGTAAAGAATCTTATTAGTATCTATACAGCAGAGATTACAAAAGCTAAGACTAATATAGATGTGCTTATGGTCAATCCAACGTCTATACCAGAGCATAGTGAATTTACTAAAGAACTTGATAAACATATAACAGAGATAGCTACAGCAAAAGAAAAGATTGCTGTATTGGAAACTGATTTAGCCTATCTTGGAAAGGATCATTAATATGAATGCAGAAACTTTGATAGAAGTATTACAGCAGATACCAGATAAGAAATTACCTATTAGATTGGCTGTACCTAAAGAGGGTAATGATGATGAGCATCCTAATTATTGGCTACACAGCATATTTGTACATAACAAAGGTGATTCTGGTTATGAGCAGAACGGTGAAGTAACTTTATGGGGAGAAGAGTAATGACGGATGAAATGTATGAGAAGACTATAAAAGACTTACAAGAAACTTTGTATACAGCATATACAAGGATCAAGGAACTTACAGAGCAACTTGAAAAAATTAAGAAAGATATGATAGCGTTACGGTTGCTGTTACCAGAGAATAGGGTGACTGCCACTGAGTATGCAGAGAAAGATTATGGACAGCAAGATTTAGAAACTTATTTACAGAGAGTGAGGAAGAATGAAGGACAGTAGCATAAAAGATGAACTAGACATGTGGAGAGGGCATGGCGTTGTTGTTGCTTCTCTCACCAATGAAGAGAAGAGTAAGTATATACAGCAAAAGGTAAAGGGGAAGATATTCTCTGTATCTTTTATAAAGAAGGACGGCACTGAAAGAAATATGGTTTGTCGTTTGGGTGTACAGAAATATTTGACAGGTGGGAAAAGTGTCAACGATCCTAGCAAGTATCTGACTGTATTTGACATGCAGAAGAAAGCATATAGAAATGTCGCTTTGGAAACTATCTACAGATTAAGGTGCAAAGATGTGTTCATTGGGTGACGTAAACATAAAACAATTGTCAGCTGTTATGGATGACTTCGAGGAGAATAAATTGTCAACAGACTGTATAGCAGAGAAATATAATTTGTCAGTTGCAGAAGTCGTACAAATTGTCAACGAATTGTCATACTTTCGTAAGAACAGGCATAAATTTGTCACCAAAATTGTCAGCTAAAATTTGTCATTACTGTACAGCCAACGCTGTGATCTATCAATGGGATAAGTGGTTGTGTTTCAAGCATTGGAAAATTGAAAGAGATAAAAAAGAGAAAAAAGAAAAGTTTGCTGTACAGTAATGAATTATCTTGACAGCATTATTGATCTTGCTGTATAACATTATTTGTTATTAACAAAATTATTTTAGGAAGGAAATAATATGACAAGTACAAATGATGTAATGGGAGTTGTAAAACCTACGACTCATATTCATAACAATATAGACGATCTATCTTTTTTTGATTTCAAGGTTGAGAAGAGACCATTGTTTTTTGAAAGTACAGAGAAGGATACTTCTGTACATATCTATCCAGATGAGTCTCACGCTAACATTATGACTGAGATAAAAGGTAAACACGCTGTAGTCAGAGCAGATACTAACGAATGCTTAGGAGTACACGGCAGAACTTATAAGATTGTGCCACATTTAGATGTCTACAAAAGACACGCAGATGCTATCAAGAATAGTAGTGCTTATGATCCAGATCAAATTGAGATTATAGATCAGTTATGGGACAAGGGAGCAAAGGCACGTAGAACTATACACTTTCTTAATCACGCTAAAAGAGTATCAGATGAGGACGTTGTAACTATGCGATCAGATACTTTTAACAGTCTAGACGGATCATTTGCATTTCAAGTATTCTCTGGAATGTATAGAAAGTTATGCTTAAACACTTTGGTATTTGGAGGAGAAAAGTTTTATCATAGTAAACAAAAGCATACTTCTAATATCAATTATGCTAGTGCTGTTTCTAAGATTGCCAACTCAGTAGACTTATACAATAGGGACTATGACAAGTTATGCAATTGGAGGGATACTAAAGTAACTGACGAGCAAGTGGCAATGCTGTTTGCAAATACCATTGCTAAACGTAAATCAGAGTCTACTACAGTTATTAAAGAGGCATTGAAGGAAGAAGGTGTAGAACTAAAACAATTGATCAATGTTAAACTGAATGACTTTCTTATGCACCAATATGGCAAGGAAAAAGAGTCGCTTGGTGGGACGCTGTACGCTGTATACAATGCACTTACCCATTGGAGTACGCATACAGATAGTAGTTGGGAACGTACCAACACTAAAGGCGAAACTGTCACAGCGTATACTTCTAGGAATGGTAGCAATGTAGGATCGGTGCAAATTGAAAGAGAAAACAAGGTGCGATCTTGCTTAGATTCTGACCATTGGAATGAATTGCAGATGGTGGCTTAAATGACTTACCCGTATAATCTACCTATTCGCAATCCTAAGAATGTTAATTGGGAAGTTTATTATGCTCATATGGATGTACAAAATGCTTATAAAAAATGTATCAAGACCATTAAAGATACTAAAGAAAAAGAAATAATCCATTGTCTATTTCAAGACTTGTCAGATAAACTTATGGATAATCTAGAATTGTCAGATAAAAAATTGTCAGAGTAAAATGCTAATTGCAATATTCTTTCACTTCTGGATGGTACTAGCAACCACACTGATAGTAGGTGGGAATGCTAGTACCCCCCTTGCTGTGTGCTGTATGTTTATAATATCTTTTTTTATTTTAAGTTTGATTTCTTATCATTTATATATTAGTATCTACAGCAATAGTAATTTTAATAATTTTAAAGGAAGGATGAAAAATGACTATATATCTAAGAGAACAGATAAGACAACTGGGCGATATCATACTACAAACTCAAAAAACAAAAGGCGATTATCGTACCAGCGTAGTTCACACAACAGCACAGATGAACTATCAAGAAGAACACGATCAAGCACTAAATAAATTAATAGATAGTTTAAAGGAATTAAGAGACAATCTGAGTGGTGAAAATTTAAGAATACAATCTGAGTTATGGCAGATTAATTGCTATATGCAAGATGCTATTAAACGCAATAATTCAATAATGGCAGAGGATATCGCTAAATGGGAATTTACCAAAAGAGGAGGAAAAAAAAATGCCTAAATTTATATCTAAAAAACATTTAGAAATATGTAATAATCTTAGTTATGATCTGGGATTTAATCAAACTATTGAACCAAAACTATTTAAATATTTACCAAATACATTTTTTGAAATTGTATTTAGTATGCCACATGGGGGAGATGATCACGTTAGAACCGTGATAAGATTCCCAATGACTAAGGAATTAAGAAAGAAATTCCCTAAGCATATTGGATACCATTTTGAGTTAAATATGGATTTGACTTGGGAGGATTTTGAAAGCCTAAATGAATGGGATAATTTCACGGAGATATTACTAACACATGAACTAGAACAAGAAGATAGGAGGTTGAACCAATGAGCAGATCGTATCCAATTTGGAATGATGTTACTGCTTGTATATATAACGGTAGTAAATCATATGGGGTAAGAGATGAGGGAATAGTTAATATTAAGGTGGGATCAAGTGCCATATGGTCTTTTGACTTTATAAAGCATAGGACTACAAGGCGAATGCTTACTAAACATATAGCAGAGTTTAGGTTCTATGTGGACGGTAAATTAATAAAGAGATCACAATTTGATAATAAAACTAAAATTTATTCTGATAATTTACCAATTAATAACCACCAGAAGTTAATGGGGGAATAGATGCTTGATTTTATTATTGCTGTACAAAAGATAGTATTTATTATAGTATGCATAGTAGTTTTATTAATTATTTTAGGATAGAGGAAAATATGAACACACAATTAAAAGACTTACAAATGCAGATAGACAAGGAATTAAAACAAAAGAAAATGCTTAATAAATTCAATCGAGACTTTCAAAAGTTAGTATTGGATAAGGGCAGAACTTACAAAGGTTATGCTCAATATTATAAAACATTGTTTATTCTTTGGGTTGTAATTGCTTCACAAATGGCAATTATTATTTTGTTTCTTACTGATATTCTGTAATCAAAAATATAAATACCGTTGCTGTATGTAGGTTTATACACAACGGTATTTTTATATCTAACAGAATTACTTACTTAATTCATAACTAATTGATATTATTGGATTACATTTGGGCTGAATGACACGCCCACCAGCTGTTAAACATTGCATTTTATTTGTATTAAACCAGAAATTTGTCAGACTCTAATATGTGCGTATGCATTAGGTAGCACAGGAACAACAGCCACAGCAATCAAAACAATAAACCTTATACTTGTAACTAGTTTAGAATTGATATTTTTAATAAGAAAAAATTACGCACACGCCCACGCAAGGGTCAGGGGGGTGGGGTGTGTATACGTATGCGATGCCGATAATAATTTTGGAAAAATGGGGGTTTAAACCAGTTGCTGTTTGTGGCTGTACCTAAGTAAGACCCCGTTGCTGTCTATAAGTATACCTATATATATGCTCCCCCAAAGGCTTACCTTTTATTATACACCCCTATGAGCAACCTGTCAAGTTTTTTCTTGACAAAGTGTGTATATACAGTATAATTATATAATAAGGCATAAACTTCGTTCAGGTCTCACCAATTACAACACAGGGATGAACTAGGGGACAGCAACTGTTTATGCTTCTTTCTAATTTAGCACAGCAACAAATATGAATCAAGGATTACTAAAAGAAAAATCCAGAGAGCTAACCAAAAAACAGCAATCGTTCTTAACAGAGTTGTTTAAATGTGGTGGTAATATTACAAAGGCACTAGAGCTGGCTGGTTATAAGCCATCTTCTAGACAACACGTATTACAGTCTCTCAAGGATGAGATTATAGAACAGGCAAAGGTAGAACTTGCAGCACACTCGGTTACAGCAATCAATCGTGTAGTCGAGGGTATGAATGATGTAGGTGAACACCCTAGAGCAGAGTTGCGACTGAAGGCTGCACAGACACTTCTTGACAGGGTCGGTCTGGGCAAACAAGAGAAGATTGATGTAGAAGGTAAGTTACTTCACGGTGTGGTATTGATGCCAGCTAAGAAGGAGATGCCAGTTGTAAACGTGGAGGATTGACTATGGTAAAAACAGTAGAAGAAAGAGCTAGAGAACTAGCAAAAGAAAGAACTGACTACGGAGGGCAAGAAAACCCCTCTGAAGAAATGCGAAAGTATTATGAAACTCCCACAGGTATGGAGAGAGATAGAGCATTAAGAGATGCTTTAATAAGTGATGTTAAAAAAGATTTTAAACAAATAAAAAAAAGTGTAAAAAGGAAAGCACAACAGGTTAAATCATATTTTAGTAAAAATAAAGACTATGCAAATAAACCTAGAAAACCATTATACAGTAGAAAATATAACCCTAAGAGATAAATGACATACGATCCAAAAACAAAAGGTATATCCTTTCAAACAATAGATAAAATAATAGAAGCAGGTTTAGACCCCAGTGACTATAATATATCTAAAGATGATATGAAAAAATATTATGATTTTAAAAAACAACAAGAGGATAGTAAAAAAGGTAATCGTTTTGGCGGGAAGATAAAAAGAAAAAAGAAAAGACTAGGTGGTAAGATCACCTATAATTATTAGACATGAGTATAGCCTGTTTGGTATTAGATTTCGTGACTAGAAAATACTATACAGTAGAAGAGCTGCAGAAAATACAAGAAGAGAGAAGAAAAAAACATGCCAAAGAAATCATCAAGAAAGAAAAGAGACCCAAAGAAGGGGACAGGAAAAAAACCAAAGGGTAGTGATCGTAGGCTGTATACAGATGAGAATCCAAAAGATACAGTCAGTATAAAATTTGCAACACCTGCTGACGCTAGAGCAACCGTTGCCAAGGTAAGAAGAATAAATAAACCATACGCTAGAAAGATACAGATATTAACAGTTATGGAACAGAGAGCAAAAGTTATGGGTAAGATAGAGGTAGTAGCCATAGCTAAGAGAGCAAAAGAAAGTTTGAAAAAACAAAACAGCAACCGTTTAACTCGAAAGAGTCGGAAGTAGGGAAAACCGAAGAAACGCACTAACTTTAATTAGGAGGTGTGTTATGGACAGTCAAACATTGTACTGTTATTTAAAACAAATAAAAAAAAGAAAAAGAAAATTATTAGAAAGATTATTTTACGAAAGAATAAAAAATGCCACATTACACTAAACCACTTAAAAAAATTATAAAAGGATTGAATAAAGCGTCTCGTCTACACGCTGGACAGGCTAAAAAACTAAGTGAAATAGAGAAAGACCAAAGAAAAAGATATGCTAATGCACATGTTAGAAAAAGGTCTTCAAAAAGAAGTTAGAATGCTTAACAGAGGAAGGGAGAAAATAAATAAATGGTTGATCCAGTTACGGCACTGGCTACAGCAACTGCAGCTTTTAACGTCATTAAGAAAGGCTTCGAAGTGGGTCGTGACGTGGAGAGCATGTATGGAGATATGGGTAGATGGATGGGTGCTTGCTCCGATATCAACCAAGCTCAAAAGATGTCGCAAAAGCCTCCGCTATTTAAAAAGATATTTGCGGGTGCGTCTATTGAAGAGGAGGCGTTAAATGCTTTCGCAGCTAAGAAAAAAGCTCAAGCGATGGAGAATGAACTTAGGACGTTCATTAACTTTGCACATGGGCCGAATGCATGGAATGAACTTTTGCAAATGCAAGCAAGAATCAGAAAACAAAGAAAAGAAATGATTTATAAACAGCAAGAAAGACAGAGAAAGATGATAGAAATATCTTCGTTAGCAGTGGTAACATTACTGGCAGCAGCCATGATGATATGGATTGCTACAGCAGTAGCTAGTAAAGTAAACGCACACGAACTCTGTGGTGAGTTTAAAACGGGCTACGCCATCTGTATAAACGAAGGATACGATCAGGCACACGCCAGTATGTTTAACAAAAGGTTTCCTAAACACGAGAGATATATAAGTTGTAAACTATCGGAGTATAGACCATACAACAGCAACGATATGGAAGGTATGCAGTGTAGATACAGATTTCCTAATCAGGATAGTTTTACTATTGTTACCTATGAGGGTATGTGCCCTGAACAATTAACATGCACGGTGAGTAATTAAATGAGTGATAAAAAAAAATACAAAACAGGATTTTTTACAAAAGTTATAGGTAAAGATATATTACCTAAATCTTTAAGAGATAAATATCAATTTGCTTATGATAATCCAACTTTAGGTATGACTGAGGAAGATTTTAAAAAAAGAAGAGAAAAAAAAGAAAAAGAAAAAAGAAAAAAAGCTGCAATACAAATGGCAGACACTGAATATAAATTACAAAAAAAATATAGCAACCCATCAAGGAAGCCAAGAATTTGAAAAGAACAACATCAACCATCCCATTTGGATATGAACTATCAGAGGATGGAAAAGAATATATTCCTATAGAGAAAGAGTTGGAATTGTTAGAAAAGGCGTTTACATTCGCAAACAGCTGTGGGCCTGCAAAAGCTGCGAGATGGCTAAGTACAGCATCTGGTAGGAGAATATCAAACCCCGGCCTGACAAAGCGAATGAAAATAGGTGTACACTTAGATAGATGACAGAAGAACAGAAACCAAAAAGAGGTAGACCTCCCAAAAAAGAGGGAGAACCAAAGACGAGATATAACTGGTCTATGAAGATGAAGGCCAGATTGGCTACTCAGAGACAGCTATCTGAAAAGAAGCGAAGAGCTGAAAGACTGACGAAACAGGCTAAGAAAGCGAGGCGTTCAGCCAAAGAAGCTCAAGAAGCTGCTGTCAAGGTGGACAATGCTCTGAAGGGAAGACAGAAGTCCGTCAGTGTGATCACAGATGAGGACTTGAAGAAGGTGCCTCAAGCTGTACGTGAGCATTTACAGCACCATGACGTAGTATTCAGGGCTAACGAAGGCCCACAAACTATGTTCCTTGAGTCACCTGAAAGAGATGTCTTATACGGAGGAGCAGCAGGAGGGGGAAAATCCTATGCATTATTAGCAGATGTACTGCGAGATGCATCAAATCCCAACCATAGGGGCTTGCTGTTAAGAAGAACACTGGCAGAATTGACCGAATTGATAGACAAAAGCAAGCAACTCTATCCAAAAGCGTTCCCCGGAGCTGTATTTAAGGAGGCAAAGTCCATCTGGCAGTTCCCATCAGGTGCTAGGATATGGTTTTCATACGTAGATGATGACCGAGACGTGACTAGATACCAAGGACAAGCGTTTAATTGGATAGGAATAGACGAAATTACACAGTATCCCACACCATACGTGTGGAATTACTTACGTTCTCGACTAAGAACAACGGATAAAGACTTAGGAATGTACATGAGATGTACAGCAAATCCCGGAGGAACCGGTGGTTGGTGGGTAAAAAAGATGTATATCGACCCAAATCCACCAAATGACCCCTTCTGGGCTAAGGATTTTGACACTGGTAAGGTTTTAAAGTACCCAGTAAATCACCCAAAGGCCGATCAGCCGTTATTTTTACGCAAATTCGTGCCTGCAAGGTTAACAGACAACCCATATCTGTTTGAAGACGGTCAATATGAGGCAATGTTGATGTCTCTACCGGAAATAGAGAGAAAAAGGTTGTTAGAAGGTGACTGGGACGTGGCAGATGGCTCTGCTTTTACTGAATTTAGCCGTGAGACACACGTTGTAGAGCCGTTTGATGTACCATCTGGCTGGACTAGGATACGATCAGGCGATTATGGGTATTCTTCACCCTCATGTATACTCTGGGGAGCTATAGATTGGGACAATAACATATGGATTTACAGAGAACTCTATGTAAAAGGGTTCACAGGAGAAAGGTTAGGAGATTTGATAGTACAAATGGAAAGAGAAGACCCACCAATGCAGCAGACAACGCTGGATTCTTCCTGTTGGAACAGAACAGGTTTGGGGCCTTCTATTGCCGAGACTATGATACGAAGAGGAGCACGATGGACACCAGCGGACAGGAACAGAATTGCAGGGAAGATAGAAGTCCACAGGAGATTAGCCTGTGATGACCATGGTACTCCTAGGCTTCGCTTTTTTTCTACGTGCAACAATACAATCAGGACTCTACCTACACTGCCTATATCTAAAACTAACCCTGAAGATGTGGATACAAAAGCTGAAGATCATGCTTACGATGCGTTGAGATACATGGTAATGAGTAGAGTTTTAATGAATGTGCATTCTCCACATAGAATGATGAAACACACACAACAATATGAACCACAAGATCAGGTATTTGGGTATTAAAAAATGGCAGATAGAAAAAAAGTAAAAAAAATAGGTTCTAGATGGATTGCAATTATAAACGCTTTAAGTCCAAACGACACTGTTCCTACGCCTTCTCAAATTTTACAAAAATTTAAGAACGGAACAGCTACTGTTCGTGATGGTATGATTGCTAGGCTGTACGGTGAAGGTATGTTATTTAAAATGGACGATGATGTTATAAGAAAAAATTATTCAAAAGATTTAGCAGATAGAATAATAAATTTTCAAAATAATTTTGAATCTTCCGGATTAGATGAAACAGCAAAAGGACAACAAACTACAAATAGTTTAAAAGGTTTAGAAAGTGACGTTAATGTTTTTGATAAAAGCATTAGAAAAGATGTTGTAGGTATTAAAGACCCTTTTAATTTAAAATTAACAGAATTAGAGGAATTATTTGAAAGTGGTTCTTTTACTAAAAAGAAAAGTTGGACTCCTACACAAAATGTTATAGATAGGTTAAAATCTGATGGGGTGTATCGAGCACCTAAAGGTAAAAGTGTTACTAAAGGAACTCGTAAACTAGACAAAATAGATGGTAAAAAAGTATTAAAAACTATACTAACTAATATTGCTAAAATAGAAGACATTAATACTAAATCAGCTATATTAGTTGCGATGTTTGGTCAAAGAGGAGAAGCATTAGTAAACATGACAAAAAGTCTAGAGTTAGCTACAGAATTTGGCCCGACAGAATATGATCCATTTTATGATATAGAAACAAATGAAATAGTAAATCCAACTGATAGAACAGGCATTGCAAAAAAAGGAGGTAGAAAAAGATTACCTCCAACTACTAAAGTAGGCCCGTTATTACAAGCTGTTTTAACCAATATGCACGAAAACACTGATGGTGATCTTTTTAAAATTGACGTAAAAGAATTGACGGATACTTTAAATAAAAAAATATACACAGGTATTGAAGCCGAAGTGCAAGCAGGGTTTGGCAGAGCTTTAAAAGGATACACTGATTTAAGAAGAATATTTGCATCTACTATTATAAATGAAATGGCAGAAAAAGTAGACGACCCAGAAATCAAAAGATTGTATGGGTTGTACGCTGATCAATTATTAGGACATACAAATACTGCAAAAGGTATATCTCAAACTGAAGACCTCATAGGAAAAGTTATGAGAGATCATTATGCTACTGTCAATAAGGGTAAAAGTATTTTAAAACCCGGAGATATTATGGTTCAGTTTGAAAAGTTTTTTGCAGAAGCGTTAGGAACTGTTGATGAAAAAGGTAAACTTTCTGTAAGAATATTAGCAAATGCTATTGGTTTGCCAGATGATTTAAAAGGCATAGATAAAACATATCAAAATGATATTAAAAAATCAGAACCTCAAAATAGTAAACGCACTGTACAGCAAGATGAAATAGTAAATAAAGTAAAAACTAATGTAAATACTAATATTGTGCAGGATCAAGAACTTAATATAATTACAGGTCAAAAAGAAATAGACGATGCAGCTTTCGATAGTTATAAAAGTAAATTAGAAAGGGGGAAAGGTTTAAATTTTACAGGCTCTGACGAAGAAATAGTACAAAAAGTAGAGGGTATTATTGAAAGAGAGACAGCCATAAAAAAACAAAAAACTCCTATTAAAAAATCCGTAGTTGCAGATGAAAATTTAGTAAAACCTACTTTAGTAGAAAATATGAAAAAAGCTAAAGAATTAGGAATGACTCTTAAAGAATACATGAAAAGTTTACAAAAAAGTGGTGGTAAACTTGGTCTTATTGTTGGTGGTTTAGGAGTAACTGCAGGAACTTCTCTTTTATCACAGCCAGCAGACACTGCAGATGTTATAAATATGTTTGTTCCTCCCGGAGCTGAAATAGCTAGATTTGGAGGAACAGGTAAAGGTCTTAAATATTCTGATGGTAGTGTGTTAACAAAACAAGAAGAAGATGAGATGCGTATGTCTAAACCGGATGAATACGCACAAATGGAAGCTGTTTTTAAACAAGAACAAGCCTATCAACAAGAACAAGAAAAAATAAAAGAAGAATTTAAAAAAACAAAACAAAAAGAAGAAATGGATAGACTACTTGCAGATCCATTAGGAGCAATAGATTAATTTTAACAACCAAAAAAGGAGGTAAACATGCCAAAAGGAACTTACGATGCAGGATATATCATGGGTCAAATGTCCAAACAAGGCGAAATGAACGAGGCTAACGAAGGTTCTCTATACAGAGAAGGCTTAGATCAGAACTTGTTAGGTACAACCAACCTAGATTCCTACAATGTGGCAACCCCAAAGCCAGCTGGAAACAGACATATGGGAGACGCAGGCTACATCATGGGGCAAACACAGAAGCAAGGCTATCAAGGTACAGAAGGCTAATAAATGAGTGAACCAACAGACGTATCTGCAGAAATGCCGGAGGATGCTCCCGGTCTTGTAGGTTTTATAAAAGCAAGACAGAGAGAAGCAGAGGATGGTAGACTTGTACACGAAGAAAGATGGTTAAAAGCTTATAAAAACTTTAGAGGAATCTATGATTCTAGCACTCAGTATACAAACACTGAAAAATCTAAAGTATTTGTAAAAATAACCAAAACAAAAGTGCTTGCTGCTTACGGACAGATTGTAGATATCTTATTTGCAAACAAAAAGTTTCCGTTGACAGTAGAGTCTACCCCCATACCTGAAGGAATAGCAGAATTTGCTCATCTACAGACACCGTTAGATCAAATTGCACCTGCAGACCCTTATGGGTTTAAAGGAGACGGCAGAGAGTTACCACCCGGAAGTTTAGAAGCTACAGGTGGTAATTTAGACTATTTAGGAGGTGTGGCACCTAAATACGAAGGTGCTCCCCTAGCAGAAGGTAAAGCTAGAGTAGGAGAACCACAGATATCTCCTGCACAGGAAGCTGCATTGCGTATGGAAAAAGTGATACACGATCAACTTACCAACACCAACGCTGTAACCACCTTGCGTAATTCTATATTTGAGTCTGTATTGATGGGTACAGGTATTGTAAAAGGCCCTTTTACACATGTAAAAACTGTGCATAAATGGGAAAATGTAGAGGGAGAAGGAAAAATATACACCCCTTACGCTAAGGATATACCTAAAATAGAGTCTGTGTCTTGTTGGGATTTATACCCCGATCCTGTAGCCACTAACATGGAAGACTGTGATTTTGTAATACAAAGACACAAAATGAACAGAGCACAGCTTAAAAACCTCATGAATATGCCTATGTTTAATGCAGATGCAATTAAAGAAGTATTAACAGGTGGTGGAAACTATGTAGATAAGTATTTTGAAAGTATAATTAGAGATGACGAATATTTATCTAGAAGTTCTTATGAAAGATATGAAGTATTAGAATATTGGGGTACTGTAGACTCTTCATTCATGAACGAAATAGGAGCAGAAACAGAAGGAATAGACGAATTAGATCAAGTACAAGTAAATGTGTGGGTATGTGGAAATCAAATATTACGAGCTGTAGCAAATCCATTTACACCTCACAGAATACCTTTTCAAGTATTTCCATATGAAATAAGCCCTTATCAAATATGGGGTATTGGAGTACCTGAAAATATGGAAGATGCACAGATGTTAATGAATGGTCATGTGCGAATGGCTATTGATAACTTAACACTTGCAGGTAATTTAATATTTGATGTTGACGAAACATCATTAGTTCCCGGACAGAATTATGACATATTTCCGGGTAAGATATTCAGAAGACAGTCTGGCGTTACAGGAACAGCAGTAAATGGTATTAAGTTCCCTAATACCGCTGGCGAAAACATACAAATGTATGATAAAGCTAGACAGTTGGCTGATGAAGAAACTGGTATACCCAGTATTATGCACGGACAGACAGGCGTTAGTGGAACGGGCAGAACAGCAGCTGGCCTATCAATGTTGTTAGGATCAGCTGGATTATCAATCAAGACTGTGATTAAAAATATAGATGACCATATGATAAAACCTTTGGGAGAGGCTTTCTTTCAATGGAACATGCAGTTTAATGAAGACAATCCAGATATCGTTGGAGACTTAGAAATTAAACCTAGAGGTGTGGCATCTGTAATGCAGAAAGAAGTGCGTTCTCAAAGACTCACAGCTTTATTGCAAACAGTGACTAATCCTATGTTGGCACCTTTTATTAAGATACCAAACTTACTAAAAGAATTAGCTATTTCACAGGATATAGACCCAGACAGTCTTGTAAATGATATGAACCAAGCTCAAATTTATTCAACCATGTTACAAGGAGTAATGCAAAATGTCCAAGGAGACCAACAACAACAATCAGGAAGTCCTCAAACGCCTAGCCCCGGTGGTGAACAACCCACAGGTATGGGAACCACTGCAGCAACTACTGCAGGGACTCAACCTACAGACCTTACAGGGTCTGGTAACGGCACAATCGGAACTGGAGGTGTACCGACTGCAGGGGAGAGCCAGTTTGCTGGCAATGCTCCTCAACTTGAAGAATAATTTTGATAATATGAAAAAGGAAGATAAGAAAAAGTAAATGGGTATAGACGTAACAGAGTTGTTAGACTTAGACTTTGACCAACAATTTGGCATAGGTCAAGGCACACGTCAGGATATAAAAAGTGATAAAAAAGGGTTTAAGTTTAAAGATGTAGAAATAAATTTAGACCCTAAAAGGGGTATTGGTAATAGAAATAAAGTTGAAGATGAAGAAGTAGAAGACGCTTTAAGAAATATACAAGAATCACTTACTAAAACTAAAGTTGCAGATATAAAAGCAAAACCTGTATCGGCTATCAGAACTGTTGATGCTCCTACTACAAAATTTAAACAAGTGGCTAGTATAGACCCTAGAACACCTGTAGTAGAAACTCAAGACCCTGCTTTAGCACAGACCCCAGATGTTGATTATGATTTTTTTGACAGTGATGAACTGATGGTAATGCCTGAATCTACTACAGCAATAGAGGATACTGGTGCTTTTTTACAAAGTGATCAAGGTCAAGATACTATTTCAACAGGTTTAAATGTATTAAAAATACCTGATAAAGCAGTGGGAACAAGTTTTCTTCCGGGTTATCAACAGGCAGAGACTGGTAAACAAGCTATGAAATTAGCTGAAATGAGAGGTAGTTCTAGTTATTATCAAACTTCAGGATCACCAACTCTTACAGGTCAATTAGCTGGGGCAGGTATGGCTATAACTAGTGCATACTCTGCTTACGATGCGTTAAAAGGTGGTATTGATAGTCCTCAAGAAGCATTGCAATTTGCTGGAGGAACTTTAGGAACGCTTGCAGGATTACAAACAGCAGGTATCATGGCAGGTTCACAGTTTGCTACTATGATGGCAGGGCCTGTAGGGTGGGCCATAGCAGGTGCTAGTTTTTTAGCAGCATCAGGAATATTAGGTGGTAAGGGCAAAAGTAAACCTCCAATGGGTGGTGTAGAATTTAGGCTAGTTGATGATGCGGGTAATCAATACACAAACGTACAAGAAGGTCAAAAAAGAAGAATAAAAGCTGTAAATGCTCACAGTTACAATGGTTTTAACTCTAGTGCTTTACAGGCACAAGCAAATAAAAATGTAGATTACATGTATGCATTTGCAGATAAATTTGATTTAAAAGTAAATGAAAAAGCGTGGGCAGACGCTGCATTTGGACAAAATAATGTGCCAATATATATGACTAGAGGAAGAGAAGCACCTTATAGAAGTGTGTTAGAAAGAATAGATTCTATGGGAGACGGTTCTGTAAGTCCAAGTGAGTGGTTACGACACGCTATGGAATATGAAGGGCCAAACGGAGAAAGAATAATTGAGGGAGATATATACAAAGGGGTTAGAATAGGCCCTGATGGAATGCCAATGAAGGTAGGTTACAAAACACAGGAAGAGTTTCAAGAAGCAGTAGCTGATTTTAATAAGCAATTTTTTGCGTAAGGAGTAAATATGTTACAATTTTTAAACCCAATAGCAAACCTAGCAGGAACATGGTTGAAGGGTAGACAGAAGAAAGCAGAGATAAAACAAAAGCTAGAAGTAGCAAAGATAGAAGCACAGGTAAAAAGAGTACAAAGTGATGCTAACTGGGAAGAGAAAGCAATGGATGCTTCTGCAGATAGCTGGAAAGACGAGCTCTGGACAATTTGTTTTATCTCCATCATAGTAGCGTGCTTCATTCCTGCTGCACAGCCATATTTATCTGATGGGTTTAGATTCTTAAGAGAGGATTGCCCTGATTGGTTAAGCTGGGGTATTCTTGCAAGTATCGGTGCTAGTTTTGGTTTAAAATCAATAGGACAATTTAAAAAATGATAAATGAAGAGACAAGAGAAAAATTAATAGACAAGTTGGTATTGCACGAAGGTATGCGATTGAAAGTGTACGATGATGCAAACGGCAGCGAAATAAGAGCTGGAGATACGCTTGTAGGACATCCTACCATTGGTGTAGGTAGAAACATCGCAGGAGATGGTTTAGGTATCACAGAAGAAGAAGCAAAGATGTTGCTGTCTAATGATGTAGATAGAGTATTGAAAGAAGTAGATCACTGGACTTTTATGAAAGACCTAAACGAAGTGAGAAAAACTGTAATTATAGACATGGTATTTAACATGGGTGTATCTAGATTTAATCAGAGAGAATGGCCTAACTTTTTTGGTTCTGTAATAGAAGGTGATTTTAAAAGAGCTAAAAAAGAAATGCTGGATAGCAAGTGGGCAAGTCAAGTGAAAACAAGAGCAAACATATTAGCAAACATGATGGAAAGTGGCGAATGGTTGTAAATAATCAACAGATGCAAATGGGAGAAGATAGACCTGTAGGTATAGGAGAAATGGATTTTGCGTTTCTATCAGAAAATGATCCTGCAGTAGAACCACAGAATGCAGCCATCAACATGAAAAAAAACTTAACACCAGAAGAACAAAAAGAAATAGCAGGTTTAGTTCCTTACGTAGAAAGATTCTTTGTACTTAATTACAAAGCAGAAACTGGAGACTATCCACCTGAGCCTACTATGGAACCTGAAGGTGGTGGAGGTATAACTATAGATGAATATAGAGGTATGAGTGATGAAGACAGACTTGCTAACTCTACAGAAGGACAAGAAGTATCTTTAAACCTAAAACCTAAATCTTCTTTTGATAGAAGTCCTAGTGAGTTACCACAAGCACTTCCTGTAGAAGCACCAGAGATGGAACAAGCTGTACAGCAACCGGAACAGAAACCTGTTGAACAACTACAGGAATCTCCTGTTAAAGAACCACCAATGATGCAAGAAGGTGGAGACGTTGAAGAAGAAAAACCTCAAAAGGCGAGTAAAGAACCTGTGCCAGTAGGGCCTGTAGGAGAGATAGATGTAGAAGGGAAAGATCGTTCTGGTGTAGCTGATGATATACCTGTAAAAGCAGATGGTTTTGTATTGAGCAGAGGTGCTGTCATAGCAAACGGCAAGATGTACATAAAAGAAGTTATACAAGATGCTATAGATAATTTAAAAGAAAAAGGAATAGAATTAGACACGTCTGAGACACCAGAGAAAGCAGAAGACATATTAATATCAAACGGTGAGGTAATCATACCAGACATTATCGCACAAGAAATAGGATATAAGAGATTAGAAAAGATGAATAAAAGAGGTGAAGAACTAACAGAAAAGCTGATAGCTGAATACGAAGCTGGGCAGCAACAACAGCCTCAACCACAGATTAAAGCACCTTTTGAGCAGGCTCCTAAGAAGACTGCCTTCAAGGAAGCTAAACAGAGTTTTAGTTGATGATAACTAAAAGTTCCAGCCACCCGAATTGCCTCGGCACTGGATTTTTATAAACCCGTAAACAGCCACCCTCGTAAGAGGCACTGAGAAAGGAATAGTAAAATGGCAAAAAGAAAGACTAATGTACGCAATAAAGCAGAAGCACTTGAAATAGACCCTCGTGGAGATATGTACAAGGGAAAAGACAGAGTAACTACTGCTGAGGAAGAAGAAACAGAAACTGAGGACACTGACATCAAGGCCACGATGGAAGCCACTCCAGAGGTAGAAGGTTTTATAGATTCCACCCAACCTGAAAGTAAAGAGGAACCAGTTCAGGAAGATGAAGGTAAGTATAAGAAAAGATACGATGACCTTAAAAAGTATTACGATCAGAAGCTGTCTGAATGGAAGCAAGAAAAGGAAGTCTTAGAAGCACAAAGTAAAGCTGCTGAAAAAGCACAACCTAAGTATGCTCCACCAAAGACACCGGAAGAACTTGATAAGTTTAGGGATCAGTATCCAGATGTATACCAAGTTGTAGAAACCATATCTCACAATATGGCAGCGAAACAAGTTGAAGACCTTCAAGCTGAAATAGGTAGATTGAGTGAGAAAGAAAAGAAACTCAAAGTGCAATCAGCCTACAAACAGCTTCTGAACAATCATCCAGATTTCGATGAGATCAAGAAATCACCTGAGTTTTTAGGATGGTTAGAACAACAACCCAAAAGCATTTCTGAGGGTATTACAAAGAACAATACCGATCCTGTTTGGGCAAGTAGGACTGTTGATTTGTATAAAGCGGACATGGGTATGAATAGGAAACCGACTTCTGATAAATCTAAACAGGCTGCCAGAGCCGTGACTAAAACTGCTGCAAAGCAGATAAACACTACTGGTAAGACTGGAAGGGTTTGGAAGATGTCTGACATTCAGAAACTCAAGCCATGGGAGTTTGAGAAGTATGAAGCGGAGATTGATCAGGCCGTAAAATCTGGTCAAGTTGTAAATGATTAACTAGCTAATAAAGGAGGATAAATCATGGCTACTATGTCATCCGCTGCCGGATACCAAAACTTACCGGTTGGTAACTGGGCACCAGCGATATACAGTCAAAAAGTTCTCAAGTATTTCCGTAGGGCATCAGTCGTAGAAGCTATTACTAATACTGACTACACTGGGGAGATCGAGAATTTTGGCGATACGGTAAACATCATCAAAGAACCAACTATCACAGTCAAAGACTATGCTAGAGGTCAAACTGTAAATACAGAGAACCTAGACGATAATCAAATTCAATTGACTATCGACCAAGGTAGTTACTTTGCATTTAAAGTAGATGATATCGAAGAAAGACAGTCACATATCAACTTTGAAGCATTAGCAACCTCTTCAGGTGCTTATGCATTAAAGAAGAATTATGACTATAATGTGTTAAAGTACATTTTTGATAACGCTGTAGCATCTACAGGTTCATTAGGAACTCAAAGCACATCAGCTAACACTGGTGATGAAGTTGCTAATCTAGTATCTCAAGCTGCTACTGAATTAGATAAAAACGATGTACCAGAAGAGAACAGATGGCTCGTTGCACCACCTCAGTTTTATGAAGTGTTAAGACAAGCTGGTTCTAAAATTATGGATATGTCTATCACTGGTGGAGGAGCATCTCCTCTTCTAAACGGTAGAGTTACCGATAGTAAATTACATAACTTTGATTTATATGTAAGTAATGCAATTGCTGTTGGTTCTACTGGTAGTGCGGCTACCCAAACTTTTGGATCATCAAGCACAGCTGGTCAAACATTAATCCTATACGGACATATGTCTGGCGTTGCTACTGCATCTCATATTGCAAAGACTGAAGTAATAAGAGACCCAGATAGTTTCTCTGACATCGTAAGAGGATTACATGTTTATGGTAGAAAAGTTCTAAGAGCTGAATCTGATACAGGCTTTAAAGGCGTGTTCAAAGGGCTCATGGACTTAGACTCTTAATCTTAATTTGGAAAGGAAATAAAAAATGGCTACATATAATGTAACTGGTGCCGGTGGCACTGCTGGTCATCCTTCCAATGGGAGGGTGCCATATTTAGTTGAAAACACAATAGACGTATCTGCAATTAATGGAGATTCAGGAGCTGCTCAAAACGATGTTATACAGTGTATTGACATTCCTGCTGAAACTTTAATTATGGAAGCTGGCATTGAAGTGATTACTGCACTATCAAGTTCAGTCACTATGGATTTAGGTATCACAGGTGGCGATATTGATAGATATGCAGATGGAGATACTAATGCTACAGGATTTTCTGCACCAACAGCTACAGCTAGAACTATAGTTGCAAGTGCTGATACTCTTGACATTAAAATCTTAGACGCAGCATCAAGTGCCGGTAAAATCCGTGTATTCGCAGTTTTATGTGACGTATCAGGTATTGAAGAAGACGATAAGAATACTGATTCACAGCATGATACTGATGTGTCATAAGACAATATGATAAACTAAAGGGGGTGAAATTCCCCCTTACACTTAGGAGATAACATGGCAACGTATGATATGAGAGCCACTCAAAAAATTTACAGACCTAAATCTACAAGTAATAGAGATATAGATGCTCTAAAACAAAGAATGCAGTCTGTAGAGACAGCACTAAATTTAATATTACAAAAGTTAGACAACAACGATCAGGGGAAGGTAGAACAGGAGAAACAACTTGAGCTACCTAATTTCAAATATCCCGCACTTTAAGTGTTGGGTACGTAAGGAGTTTACGCATAACCATATGAAATACCACGGTGAGTATTTACATGGGTTAGCAATAGCAGTCAACACAATACCAGACAGATGTCTTAGTTTTCAGGTGGTGTTTACTGGTATCGAAGAAGAAGACAACGTAGTCGGTGGTGCAATGTGGGCACGAATGCCAATCACCAGTTTGATTGCGGATGAGGTGTTAGATGAAATGCCAGAACGAATGGACACACACCTCGCACAACCTTGGGACTGTTCCTCAAGAGGTCATTCAGTAGTAGTGATGGACAGAGTAAGTTCAAGCCCATGGATATGCAAAATAGGAGGGGATTTTTACAAGGGTCGATATCTGTTTACGGTTGATTATACAGACAGCCACATATCAGACGATCCTGCACAGCACAAACAGAGTCATGTACTCCAGTTGATAGACGCTGACAAATGGACAGGCAACATAGTTGCATTACCAAACAACAGGGTTCGTGTTACTAATCCTGCTCTGTGGGTAGCAGGCGAAGGGCCACCAGACTTTGCACCTAGCCAGTATGTACACTCTGCAGAGATACACGATACGTACACTGATCCTGACGTAACTTTTAATAACTTATATAACCAATCAGAAAGGAAGACAAATGCCCGGAAGAAAAACAACAAAAAATAAAGCGAAGATGATGAAAGGCGGAATGGCCAAGAAGAAAATGATGTACGGAGGTAAAACATCAAAGAACAAAGCCAAGATGATGAAAGGTGGTAAAACATCAAAGAACATGGCAAAGATGGCTAGAGGCGGAAAGAAGTCAAAGTACATGGCCAAAGGCGGAAAAACATCTAAATACATGTCTAAAATGGCTAGAGGTGGAAAGAAGACTAAGTACATGGCTAAAGGCGGCAGAAGATAAATGGCTAAAACACCAGCTTGGCAAAGAAAAGAGGGTAAGTCTAAATCAGGAGGCTTGAACAGAAAAGGGATCGCCTCCTACAGAAAGGCTAACCCCGGCTCTAAGTTAAGCATGGCTGTGACGACTAAACCATCTAAGCTGAAGAAGGGTTCTAAAGCTGCCAAACGCAGAAAGAGTTTCTGTGCAAGGATGAAAGGCATGAAGAAGAAGCTAACAAGTGCTAAGAAAAGAAGAGACCCTAATTCAAGAATTAATAAATCATTACGTAAATGGAATTGTTAAATGGCAACTACTTACTTAACATTAGTAAATAATGTACTAAACGAATTAAATGAATCAGAGTTGACAGCCTCTACATTTGCAAATAGTAGAGGTGTACAGACAGCAGTGAAGAAGTTCGTGTTAAAAGCTATGCACGAGATATACAGCACTCTACAAGAGGTGCCTGATTTGTATGTATCTACTAAACAAGATACACAAGTAGGACAGAGAGTGTATGGCCTACCAACTTCAAACTCTCCACAGACAGGAGACGCTGAATATAGAAAGATTGATTACGACACTTTTCGTTTAGTGCCAAAAGAACTAACTACAAACGGTGAGTTTACTTCTGACATAAGCAACTGGACAACTATAGCCGGTTCTGGTAGTGCAAGTTATAGTTCTGCAGGTAATGGTAGATTAAGACTAAATGACTTTGCAGCTCATCAAACACTGTCTACTGTAAAGAATAGAGACTACAGAATACAGATTAGAGTATTAGACTCAAACAGCGTTGGTGCAGCATTGAAAGTACAAGTAGGTACAGCAGCTGAAGACGGCACTAATTTAAACACTACATTGACTGTTACAGATTTTGGAGAGGGTGCTGTGTTGGACACTACGTTTACAGCAACTGGACAATCTACAGTGGTCACTGTAAACAACACTGTTACTACTACAAACTTAGATGTAGACTACATTAGAATATCTGAAGACTTACCTGTAAAAAGATTGAAGTATATTACCTACGACAATTGGGCTGATAGATTTTTAGAAACAGACTTACTAAACTCAAAAGAACATTTTGGTAGACCAGAGTTAGTTTACACTACACAAGATAAAAAGTTTGGTTTACATCCTGTGCCTGATAAAGACACCTATACTATTGAGTACGAATATTGGAAAGTACATACTGACTTATCTGCAGCGACAGACACCATGGATTTAAATGACAGGTTTAAAGATGTGATAATTACAAGAGCAAAGTATTATACTTATGTATTACGTTCTGATCCACAGGCTGCACAGATGGCATTGGCTGAATATAAACTACAATTACAAATATTAAGAAGTGAATATATAAACACAAAAGCATACATGAGAGACACAAGGATACATATAAATGCCTGATACCTCGATCATATCACCATTTAACGCAAGCTGTGCAGGCGGTTTAGTATTGAACAAAGATGTGTACAGCATGTCTCCGGGTGAAGCACTACAGCTTACAAACTTTGAGCCAGACATTACTGGTGGTTATCGTAGAATAAATGGCACGACTAAATTTAACACGAACATAGTACCACAAGTATCTTCATCTACAGAAAGAATAATGTTCTGTGCAATATTCAATGACTTAGTGGTTGCTGGTCGTGGAGGTTCAATATTCACAGGAACTACAAGTGGTAGTTGGACAAGTAGAGCTACAGGTAAAGGAACGGAATATACATATGATTTTGATAGATTTAATTTTGATGGGACTGATAAAATTATTATAGCTACAGGTTCTACTAATGCTTTCACTCTAAACACTAGCTACGCAGAAGATATAATAAATGGCACAGGTGGAGGGACAGCACCGACAGCACCAAAGTTTGTAAAGACATTTGCCAACCACATGTTCTACGCAGGCATGAGTAACAGTAAAGCAGAAGTGATATTTAGTGCACCGTTTGCAGAAGATGACTTTGACGCTAGTGATGGTGCAGGATCATTTAAAATAGGTACAGAAGTTACAGGCATGAAAGTTTTCCGTAATGAATTATTTATCTTTGGAGAAAACAAGATATTTAAACTTACAGGAACTAGCTTATCTAACTTTGCACTTGCAGAAGTGGCGAAAAGTGTTGGTACCATTGCACATCATTCTATACAAGAACTGGGAGGAGACATTATATTCTTATCAGCTGATGGACTAAGAACAATCGCTGGTACAGAAAGAATTGGTGACGTTGAATTGGGCACTGTATCTAAACAGGTACAGGAAAGAATAAATGAAATTGGTTATGACAACGTTACAGCAACGGTTATTAGAAACAAAACACAATATAGATTGTTCTATCCTGCCACTGGTGGGCTAGAATCTGTACAGAAAGGTTTAATTGCTGTAATTAAAATAAACCCAAACACAAAACAAATGGGTTATGAATACTCAGACTTGAAAGGATTAAAAGTTGCTGATTGTGATTCAGATTTAATTAGCAATGTAGAAACTACTATACATGGTGGGTATGATGGTTATATCTACAAACAGGATTCAGGTAACGTATTCACCAGAGCATCTGGCACAAGTATTATAGATGCTACGTATAGGTCACCAGATATAGTAATGGGTGATGCAGGTATAAGAAAAAGTATGCAAAGAGTAAACTTAAATTGGAAACCTGAAGGAGAGGTAAGTGCCAGTTTATTTGTACGATATAACTACGATGACGTAAACACACCACAGCCTAATGTAATTAGTTTAGCTACATCAGGAAGTGGTGCTTTGTACGGAACAGCGTTGTTTGGTACAGCTGCATACGGACAAGGTGATTTGCCTATCACAAGACAGAGTGTCGAGGGCTCTGGTTTTTCAGTGGCAATCAAAATAACAGACACAAGTACAAACATACCTTTTGGAATAAAAGGTTTTCAATTAGAGTTCACACCGGGAGGGAGAAGGTAAATGGCAGTATATACAAGACAAAGTTCATCTGGAATTGTTGATGGTGGTGTTATTGAGGCTTCAGATTTAAATGCGGAATTTGATCAGTTAGCTTCAGCATTCCTACAGCCTACGTTTGGTACAGGGGCAGCAGGAACAGACATAGCCTTAACATTCGATGGGGAAACCAACGATGGTATTATAACATGGATGGAAGACGAGGATTACTTTCAGTTCTCTGACGACATACTAATGACAACCACTGAGAAGGTGTTGTTTAGAGATGATGCTATTTATATAAATTCAGGAACTGACGGTCATTTAAATTTAGTTGCAGATACAGAAATAGACCTTACTGCCACAACCATAGACATAAACGGTAACGTAGATGTATCGGGCACACTAACCGTAGCAGGTGCTGTAGACTTTGGTGACGCTGCACTATCTAACGTAGGTGCTGTACAGCTAGACTCCATAGCCGGTGATGCAGACACAAACACAAGCATTACATTCAGTGGTTCAGATGTTATTACAGTAGCGACTGGCGGTTCAACTGCATTCACTGTAAACGCTTCACAATTAATTACAGCATCCGGTGGTATTACATCCACAGCTGCTTCAAACACTTTTGGTGCTACTTCTTTCAATGATGCAGATATAACCAACGTAGGTAGCATTGCATTAGACACTATAACTAACGATGGTACAGATGTTACCATAGATTCTGGTGGAGATATTGTATTAGATGCAGGCGGTGCAGACATCACACTAAAAGATGACGGTACAACTTTTGGTAGCTTATCACAGTCAAGTGGTGAGCTAGTAATCAAGTCTGGCTCTACGCCAACTGCTGCAATTACAATGAGTGGTGCAAATGTAACCGTAGCTGGAGACTTAACAGTATCTGGCGATGACATTACTATGGGCACAAACACTGCTGGTAACTTACTAATAGCAGATGGTACAAACTTCAACTCAGTTGCTGTTGGTTCTCTATCTGAAATATCTACTGTGGCTAACGATGATGTATTCCTAGCTGTAGATACATCTGGCGGTGGTCTAAAGAAGATTACAAGAAGTGCTGTTGTAGCAGGACTTGCAACATCTAGTGCGATATCAAACGTATCAGAGGATACGACTCCGCAATTGGGCGGTGACCTTGATGTTGATGGAAACGATATTGTTTCTACATCAAACGGAAATATTAATTTATTACCAAATGGTAGTGGTAAAGTTATCATGGATGGTAATGGAAGCTCTGGCGGTGTTAGCATAACTGATGGTAACATTGATATACGCACAGGAACAGGTGCTGTATCTAAAGTAAAATTTTATTGTGAATCTTCAAATGCTCATGCACAAACATTACAGGCACAGCCACATTCAGCCGGTAGTTCAGCTGTACTAACTTTACCTACTGCAACAGGTACATTGATTGGTACTGGTGATACAGGAACATTACCTGTAGCTGCCATAGATATAGATGGAGCAACAGATATAGGTGCTGACATTGTAGATGCTGATTTGTTTATAATTGATGATGGTGCTGGTGGTACGAACAGAAAAGTTGCAGCTTCTAGAATTAAATCATACGTGGCTTCTGCTACTGCTGCTGATGATATAGGAACTGGTGACGCTGCTGTGACCCTTGCTACATCTTCTGGTAATATAACTTTAGACGCACAGGCTAGTGACACAGACATTATTTTTAAAGGAACTGATGGTGGTGCAGATACTACTTTCTTAACTCTTGACGGTAGTGATGCTGGTACAGCCATATTCAACCATGATATAAAGATAGCAGACGGTGGACAGATTGGTTCTGCCTCAGACGCAGATGCCATATCAATCGCTTCAGATGGTGTAGTAACCATGAACCAAATACCAGTGTTCAGTGCTGGTATCAACGTATCTGGTGGTTCAATAGCAGGTACACTTTCTACTGCTGCACAGACAAACATTACAAGTTTGGGTACACTTACAGCGTTGACTGTGGATGATGTAAATGTAAACGGCAAGGTCATAACCATGACAGGATCAACAGATGACACTGCTGTGTTTACTGCAGGCACGAATGGTGCGTTAACTATAGAGACAACAGACACTGCTGCTGCAGCTGCGAATATACAAATAACAGCAGATGGTACGTTTGAAGTAGATGCTACCACAATAACATTAGACTCTGCAGGAGACATTGCACTTGATGCTGCAGGTAATAACGTAACATTTAAATCTGGCGGTACATCAATATTAGATTTTAGTAACAGCTCAAGTGATGCTGTAATTACTTCTAGCGTGCAGGACAAGGATATCATATTCAAAGGAGATGACGGTGGTAGTGCTGTAACTCCTCTTACTATGGACATGTCTGCAGCTGGTAAGTTGCTGTTGGGTGCTGGTGCTGTAGGAAGCACGTTGACAGACACATCCAACTCTGGTAGTATCACATTAGATTTTGATACCTATCAAAACTTTGTACTTACAGCAACAGGAAATATAACGTTAGCTAATCCGTCCACGGAGTCTGCAGGACAATCAGGAATTATTATACTCATTCAAGACGGTACTGGAAGTAGAACATTATCATTGGGAACAGATTATGAAACTGCTGGTGGAGCAGGTCTTACAATTTCAACAGCTGCAAATGCTGTAGATGTGATACCATATTTTGTAAAAGCCAGTGGATCAATTCAATTGGGAGCACCACAACTTGCATTTGCTTAGGATTACATATGTTTAAAGGAGAGTTTTTTCATACTTCTGCAGCAGGTGCAGCAGGATTTTATGAATATCAGATAAATCAATCACTAAGACTAGATGGTACTTCTAATCAATATATGTATAAAGCAGTATCTGGAGCAACAGCACAAACTCAATACACAGTCAGTTTTTGGATAAAAAGAGCTGGTGCAGTTA